AGACGACTTTGAGATTACGCAAAGCGAGATAATAAACAAGGCTACAGGCTCAAAGATTCTATTTCGTGGAATAAAGACCAGCCAAGGCACGGCAACCGCTAACCTTAAATCAATCGCTGGAGTTACAACCTTTATTCTCGACGAATCCGAGGAGCTAATGGACGAGGATGTTTTTGACCGTATCGACTTATCAATTAGAGCGGTAAACAAACCCAACCGCGTTATTTTGGTAATGAATCCTAGCTTTAAATCGCATTGGATTTATAACAAATTTGTAAAGAATCCTCGAAACGATACCAGCTATATTCATACGACCTATCTCGACAATCAGCAGAATTTAAGCAAGTCATTTGTTGACCAGGCTAAAAGGACACAAACGGAAAACTTACATCGCTACAATCATTTATTCTTAGGCCATTGGCTCGACGATGCTGAAGGGATGCTATGGAATAGGCAAATAATAGAACGTCTTAGGATGGCTAATCCGCCCCAATTAGAACGAATTGTTGTTGCGGTTGACCCAGCGGCCTCGGCTAATTTAGAATCCGACGAAACTGGCATAATTGTTTGCGCTAAAGACTCGATTGGGAACGGTTATGTCTTGGAGGATTTGAGCGGAAAATACTCCCCTAGCCAATGGGCAGCGGTTGCGGTTAAAGCATTTGAACGCTGGAGCGCCGATTGCATAGTTGCCGAGAAAAACATGGGAGGAGATATGGTCGAAAGCGTTTTAAGGTCGCAAAATACGACCGCAAGAATAAAGCTAGTAAATGCAACTAAGGGCAAATACGTTCGAGCGGAGCCAATCTATTCTCTTTATGAGCAAAACAAAATTTATCACATTGGCCAATTTCCAATACTTGAGGCTCAAATGATTACATTTGACCCTGACAAAGGCAAATCGCCTGACCGAGTTGACGCCCTAGTTTGGGGATTTACTGAATTACTTTTAGGCTCAAAATTTACATTCTCAATATGACCAAAGAAACTATTGCCTCGCTCATCTTAATGTTTATTACTTACCTTTTAATCGTCTTTGTGACCTTGGATTTTAATCCGCTTACCTGGCATTGGTTAGCTCGCGCGGCAATGGTTATAATTTGGTTTTATGGACTTGCATTTTTAGAAAAAAATAAATAGGTATATTTGTTAAAACGAATATGCTATGCTATTAAAGGCTCTTCAGAATTACATCACGCCACAAGTCACGCCGACAAAGACTTATCCCGACGTAAATCTACTCAATCAAATACTTTATGGCCAATTCACGGCCTCCACGCTTGTTGTTTGGTATGACTCAAACCAGCAAACATTTATTGACAAGGGTTACAAAGGAAACGCCCTGGTTTATTCAATCATTAGAAAGATAGCAGAAAAAGGCAAGCAATGCCCGACTTACGTTTACAAAGAGAGCGAGGCAAGCAAGAAATACAGAGGCGGAAAGTACAACTCAAAGGAATTAAACAGATTGCAAAGCATAGCATTTCGCAAAAAGGAGCTTGAGGACGTTAATTATTTAGACCCAGTAAACCAGCTAATTAAAAACCCTAATCCAATGCAAACTTGGAGCGAGTTTCTTGATTCTATGCTAACGTGGTACAATACTAGCGGCGAGATATTCGTTTACGGCTTTGCGCCACAGGATGGCCTAAATAAGGGCAAAATAAAAGAGATGTACGTTTTACCGTCAAACTATGTGGAAATAGTTGCTGGGAGTTTATTTGAGCCAGTACGGGGCTACAAATTGATTATTGGTGACCAAAATATTGAGATACCAGCTGACCAGGTATTACACATTAAAACAACCAATCTAACTTGGGATTTGAACGGCGCGCAATTGCGTGGAATGCCGCCGCTATTGGCTGGTTTAACAACCTTACAAGCTAATAACGAGGCGACCTTTGCTAAGCAAAAGACTTTCCAGAATGGAGGAGCAAAAGGTATTATTTCGCCAAACATTACAAACCCTGAGTTTTGGCCGTCTCCTGACCAAAGGGCAAAGATGGACGAGAGAATAGACGAGAGGATAAACGGCAATAAAAACATTAATAAAATAGTTGCATCCTCGATTCCTTTGCGTTATGATTCAATTGGATTGTCTCCTATTGCAATGGATATTATCAACTCACAAAACAATGATTTGCAAACTCTTTGCGGTCTTTGGGGTGTTAATCCAGTATTGTTTACATCTAACGCAACCTATGCGAATTTAGAAGGCGCTCAAAAGGCTTTGGTTACCGATGTAATTATGCCGCAACTCCAAATGATTGAGGAGAAATTTACTCAATGGCTTGGCAAGTCTTACGGAAATAGTTACGTTATTGACTTTGATATTTCTAGCTTTAGCGAGTTACAACCCGACGTTCAAGTTATTCTAGACACATACGGCAAATCTCCATACTTTACAGGCAATGAGGTTAGAAGCTTGTTGAACTGGCACGCCAGCGAAGACCCAGCAATGGACGTTCATTGGATACCTAGCAACGTACTACCAAGCGAGGAGGCTTTAGGTAATGCCACAACGGATTTTAGCGATTTCCCAGCCTAAAAAATGAAGCTTATAAATTATTCCAAGGTAAGAAGGTCGGCGGCAACTGACCTAAAGAAATACGAGCGCCTTGGGATTAAGCTATTTACCGCGGCTTTAAAGCTACAGGCCAAGCCAAATCCTTCGCCTTTGCCAATGCAAGAGGCTTACATTAAGTTTTATCAAACTGTTTTTGTTGACTCGGCAACTAAAGAGTTTAACAGAATAAGACAAGACAACCGCGAGAAGGCTTATGTACCTGACGGTTTCTTTTTAAATACCTGGCGAGAATGGATTAAAGATTGGGTAACGGCCAACCTTGGCACGCTAATAACTGGCGTAAATCAAAACACTTTAGAGCAAATCCAAAAGATACTTGGCGAAGGAATCGAGCAAGGTTTAAACCCTTTCCAGCTCGAAAAGCTTTTACTTGAGCAAATACCAAATATTGCTAGAGCCAGAGCAATTGCTAGGACTGAATCAACACGAGCCTATAATGAAGGCAAGAAGCGTTCGGCTACTGATTGGGCAAACCAAACAGGCACAACCCTTTGGAAGCTTTGGATACACGGCGGAGCTAAGGAGCCAAGGTTTCAACACATACAAGCGCAAGACAAACCGATAAGAGCTGACCAACCTTTTGTATTTACGACTAAAGGCGTGGAGGTTTTTATGGACAAGCCAGGAGACCAAAACGGCGGAGCAGCTCAAACAATTAATTGCAGTTGCGTTGTGGTTTATGTTTCTGAGTCTTACGCTAAAAGGAATTTTCCTAATACCTTTAATGGCTCGGCTCCAGTTGTTAGGGCAATAACTCCATTACCAACAACCACAAATCTAAATCCTCCAAGCGTTGCAAATACTCAATTGAAAGATGAGCTTATTTACACAACACAAGACAAAGCCACAATTAAAAAGATAAACGATATTTTAGCTAAATCTGACGGAGTTAATGATATGATGAATCAAAATGGTTCTTCATTAGCTATTAGAACTCCAGCTCAAAGTACAAAAGCTGGTCATTTTAAATTTATTCAAGAATTAGGATTTACTGGAATTAGAGAACAAATAGCCATTGGCGCAAAAATTGGTGGAGCGATGCCATCAAGTGCAAGTGGGACTTGTTCTGTTAGAGGAACATATATAAATATAAAAGCAAAAAAAGGAGATGTAATTGATTTTAAGCCAGTTAAATTAGCTTTAAATAATACAGATATTGAAAATTTGTTAAAATCAGGTTATAAAAAAGGTTCAATTGTTAATGGATTAACAACGGTTTATGACGAAAAAACAAGAAATATTATTGGGTATATTGAACCAAATGGAGAGTTTAGATTTTGGAGCGTTACCGCCGCAATGAAAGCACAAACTGGAAAAGAAAATATTGCTGGTACAATAACTCACGAATCGGCACATATGATGCAAGCTTGGAAAGATAGAGATTTATTTGGCTGGAAAAATATTTTAACAAGAAACGGATTATCGACAAGGGACGCAATAACAGAATATGGTAAAACAGATTTTTACGAATTATTTGCAGAAACTTACACCGCTTTTGTTTACGACAACAATGGCCTAAAAACCAAAAGCCCAAATATTTACAATACATTTGTTCAATATTTGCAACAAATTGGAGTTGATATAAATACGATTAAGCTAGCAAACTAAAAAATTAAAATGTTTGACTTTTCAAAGGCTCAAGAAATAAGCGACCAAATGATTAAGCTACAAAATGAGCTTAAATTTAAAGAGGCTGCAAATCTTTATTTAAAGACAATAAAAGAAATTGAGTCTTCAGAATTTACTAGGGAAAATCAAACCGAGTGGATTGCTAATCTTTTGTACGATGAAACAATAATACTACTATTGGAGATGGATTAAATCGCCTTTTGTTTCCTAATTTTTTTTATTTGTATATTTGTCTAAACGAATAAGCAATGCTAGACAAAGCCGAGCAATCATATTCAGATTATCCCGAGGCGGTCAGAAACAACGCTAGAAGCGTTTTGAAATATGTTGATGAGTACGGCTGGGGCCCTTGCGGAACGCCAGTAGGCAAACAAAGAGCAAACCAGCTAGCAAACGGCGAGCCTTTGTCAGTTGACACGATTAAAAGAATGTTTAGCTATCTAAGCCGCCATGAGGTTGATTTAGAAAGCTCTAGCTCTTATGAAGACGGTTGCGGTCGTTTAATGTACGACGCTTGGGGCGGAAAAGAGGGATTAGTTTGGAGTAGAAATAAAATAAAGGAATTAGAAAAGACTAGCGATATGTGGTTTGTAAAAAAAGGATTGAACCAAGGCTTTACAGATAGCGACATGAAACAAGGGATTGTTTCGGGTTACTTTGCCGTTTTCGGTAACAAAGACTTGGACGGCGATGTAATTGAGCCAGGCGCGTTTACCAAGACAATTATGGAACGTGGCCCACAAGGCAAGCAATTAATTAAATATTTGCTAGACCACGACAAAAATAAAGTTGTCGCTAAAATGAACAATCTTTACGAAGACCAAAGAGGATTGCGATACGAGGCAAAAATTGGAACTCATGCAGCTGGCCAAGACTTTCAGAAAATGATTGAGAGCGAACTTATCAACCAGCATTCGTTTGGTTTTAGAACTATTAAAGAAGAGTATGACCAGGAGGCCAAAATGAATAGAATTAGAGAGGTCATGATGTACGAAGGTAGCGCGGTTCAATTCTTAGGCGCCAATCCTGAAACAACCTTTATTGACCTTAAAAGCGAAGCGGACGCGTTTGAGTACCTTACTAGACTTGAGAAGTTTGTAAAGACCTCCGACGCAACCGACGAAACATTAGAAAAATTAGAGAATCAGCTAAAATCACTTTTGGAGGTTACTTTAGTAGAAAAAGAAGCCGTACAAGTTGAGACAATAACAATAAACGAACTAAAAAAACAATTTGAATCATGGAAAATCTAACAATCGATGCCGTAAAGGCAGTCATTGCAGAGGCTGGCGAAGCTCTAAAAGCAAAAGCAGCAAATGCAGAAACTAAAGCCAATGAGGCTTTCGAAAAGGCTGAAAGCCTATTAAAGTCTTTTAATGGTGTAGTAACCAAAGAAGAGGCAGCAGAAATGCAAAAGCAACTTGATAAGTTGGACATTGCAATGCAAAAGAATGCAGTAGAAAAAGAAGTAAGCGGCGAAGATTTCAAAACCGCTTTCATGAAGGCTTACGCTCCTGTGCAAGCTGAAATCGAGCGTCTAAAGTCTGAGCCTAACGCTCGTCTTAAGGCTCCTTTGGTGTTTGAAATTAGCGAGAAAGCAGTTGGAACTATTACTTTGGCTTCGACTATTGCTAACGCTAACTCAAGCTCTCAAGTAACAATCTCCGAGTTTACTGGTGTTGTTTCTCCTATCCGCCAGCGTTTGTTGGTTTACCTATCTAACGCAAGCGTTGGAGCAATCGGTACACAATACGCGGTTTGGGTTGAAGAGTACGACCAAGAAGGAACGCCAGTATTTATTGGCGAAGGAACTGAGAAAACTCAAATCGATGTTCAATACAAAGAGCAGAGAGCTAAGGTTGAGAAAATCGGTGTACACATGAAAGTTTCTATGGAAATGTTGGAAGATGCCGCTTATTTGGCTTCTTACATCCAATCCAATGGAGTTAAGCGTGTTGAGACTGTAATTGAAAATCAATTGTTTACTGGTAACGGTACATCTCCTCAGCTTTCTGGTTTGCTTTCTAAGTCAACCACATTTACTGGAGCTTCTATGGCTGGTAGTGTTGAGGCGGCTTCCAACTGGGATGTTATCCACGGAATTATCGCACAAGTACACGCGGCCAATGGAAGCGCATCTGGCGTATTTGTTGAGACTGGAGCATACCACGTTATGCTATCGGTAAAAGATAGTACTAACCAGTACATTTTGCCAGCTGGCGTTACTTTCAACGCTAACGGTGGAATCAATGCTTGGGGAGTTCAAATTATCCCAACAAACGCTTTGACTGGCACGGCTGCTGATTTTATTGGAGGCGACCTTTCAGTTATCAATGTACGTTTGAGAAGCGGTTTGCAAGTGGCAATTGGAGAGTCTGGTGACGACTTTATTGACAACTTGAAGACTGTAAGAATCGAGCAAAGATTGGTGCAATTTATCTCCGCTAACGATACTCCAGTATTGGTTAAAGGAACTTTTGCAGCTGCTAAGGCTCTTCTTGAGACTACCTAATAATTTAGTGTGTGTTTAGTTAAATGGTGAAAGGGCGGGAATTTTTCCCGCCTTTTTTTGTTTAACGCGTTTAAAATCATTTACTTTAAAATAAATAATAAGATATGGCAACATTTACGATGTGTAAGCCGCAAAGATGCAAGCTAAAAAACTCTTGCGAGCGGTACACGGCAAAGCCCAGCGAGATGCAAATTTACTTTGATAAGGAACCAAGCAATCATGAAGGAACACAATGCGAAATGTATTTTAAGAAAAATTGTAAGCCTTGCGGAGAAATTTAATAATGAAAAAGCCTACTAAAAAAACGCTCAATGCAATTGACATGGTTAAAATCATGGAATCAATTCCTGAAAATGATACCAATTTACAATATATTGACGAACCAGCTGGAATTGAGCATTACAGACTTTTAGTTTGGTTAGGTAGCCAGGTAAAAGGAAAAATAATGGAGCTTGGAAGCTTGCGCGGTCATTCTGCTTTTTGTTTAGCTCAATCTGAAAATGAAGTTTTAAGTTTTGATATTGAAAATCAAATTTCTCTTAATTATAAGCCACAAAATCTAAATTTTCACCTTTCAGAAAACGGACATTTATTAATTGATAATTCTTTTGATTTATTGTTTATTGACACAATGCACGACGGGATTTACGAACAAGAAGTTTTAAACCATTTAAGGGAAATTAAATGGAAAGGGATAGTTTTAATGGACGATATTGTGCTTTTTAATGAGCTTTCTAAACTTTGGGAAGAAATTCCAGAGCAGAAAGCAGATTGGACTGATATTGGTCATCATTCAGGTACAGGAATAATTTGGTTTAAATGAAATTATCAATTTTAGTCCCTTCAGTTTCAGGCCGAAGAAATACCTTTTTGCCTAAATCATTGGATATGCTTTATAGTCAATTAGAAGCATTGCCAGAGCAAGACCAAAAAGAGGTTGAGATTATCTATTTAATTGACAACAAAACGATTATGCTAGGAGATAAGAGAAATCTTATGATAAGCATAGCAAGTGGTAAATACATTTCATTTGTTGATTGTGACGACCGTATTGAGCCAGATTACATTTCAACTATTTTAGAGGGAATTAACTCTAATGCAGATTCGATTGTATTTGAGGTTTCGGTTTCACTAAATGGAAACAATCCTAAAATCTGTTACTATTCTAAAGATTTTCCTAACGACTACAATACTGAGGACGCATACTTTAGGCTACCAAATCACATCCCAGTAATAAAAAAAGAAATTTCTACAAAGGTTTCTTTTCCAAGTTTACCAAGAGCCGAGGATGCTGGTTACGCAAAGATTTTAAAACCACATTTAAAGTCTGAGTTTAAAATAAATAAAGTCCTTTACCATTACGATTTTAGTGATTTAACAACCGTTGCTCAAGAGTACATCCCTAACCTAAGAAACAAACGAAAAATTAATATGAATCCAATTGTAGACGTGGTTTTTATATCAAACGCTACTAAAATGGGTCCAAGAATGACTCAGCAAGCCATTAATAGTTGCATACAAGCAGCAAATGGCTTGGAAGTCAATTGTATTGTAGTAGAAGAAAAAAGTAATTTATTTTATCAAAATGCAGCCACATATAATCCTCATTCCAAATTTAATTATAACAAATTTTTAAATTTTGGCGCAGTTCGTGGTAATGCTCCCTGGGTAATGTTTTGTAATAATGATTTGATATTTAAAAATGGCTGGCTACATGGTTTATTAGCTGCGGATTATCCTATTGTTAGTCCTATTGCAATGGCTGACTTTAGGCAAAAGGACGTTACAGAAAATGAAATAGGCTGGCAATGTGGTAGAAATTTATCAGGTTGGGCGTTTATGATGAAAAGGTCATTATATAATGAGATTGGCGGACTAGATGAGGATTTTGATTTTTGGTTTGCTGACAATTCTTTAGTTGAGCAATTAAAAATAATTAATATGCCGCCAATGTTGGTCCCCTCTTCAAAAGTAAATCATTTGGGTAGCCAAACATTAAAACAAAGGAGCGTTCATGATAAAAATGATTTGATGTGGTCTAAGCTAGAATTATTCAATAAAAAATATAATCAAACTTTATTTTCAGAACATCCAAAATTCTTAGAATGGAAACAATTGCAGTCTGTTTAACAACTCACAATAGGAAAGAAGTATTTGAAGAAACATTGGACGAATGGCAAAAATATTTGCCAAGCAATGCTACAATTTTTGTTGTTGACGATGCATCCAAAACTCCTGTTAAATCTAATTATAGGTTTGAGCAAAATGTTGGAATAGCTAAGGCTAAAAACAAGTGTTTAGAATTAGCGGAAAAATATGACCACATTTTCCTTTGTGACGACGATGTAAGACCAAAAACACATGATTGGTTTAAGCCTTACATTAATTCTGGAGCTAACCATTTGTGCTTGACCTTTGACAAAAAAAGCAACAACATTATTTATAGTCCCTCAATTAGATTTAATGGCGAACATAAAGGATTAATGACATATACCGCTCCTAATGGATGTATGCTTTACTTAAAAAATATATGTCTTAAAGTAGCTGGCGGAATGAGACCTCAATTTGGCTTGTGGGGATTTGAACACGTCGAATACAGTCAAAGAATACATGACTTAGGACTAACTCCTAAACCATTTATGGATGTAAAAAATAGCCTTGATTTATTTGATGTTTTAGATTGGCGTTTTGCCGTCGATTCGTCTTTATCAATTAATGAAAGAAGACAAAGCGGTAAAATAAATTTAAAGCTTTACGAAGAGTTCTCAAAACATCCTGAATTTGTAAACTACAAATGAGAATATTTTACTCAAATCCTTTCAGTTTAGACAAAAATATAGGCAAAGCATACAATGATTATTTGAGTAGCTTAAATGCAAACGACGAGGATTGGATTGTAATGCAAGACGGAGATATTTTGTACTTGACGCCAGATTGGGGGAAAAGAATAAACGATGCTTTGTCTTTAGATGGCGACAAATTTGGATTGGTTGGATGCTATACGAATCGGCTAAGGTCAAAACATCAATTGCACGAGAAAGCCTTTAGCTACGACCTAAACGTAAAAAATCATTATGATATTGCCATGACTTACGGGGAAGCTGGGGTACAAGAAATAAACGAATACATTGCGGGTTTCTTTATGGCATTTCAATACAAGACTTGGAAGAAAATTAAATTTGTCGAGAATAGCCTGGCTTTTGATTCATTATTCTCGATGAGAGTTAAAGAGCTTGGTTTAAAGATTGGTTTAATCCGTTCTCTTTACGTTTTCCATTCGTATCGAGTTTGGACTGATGTTGAGCCTTGGAATGAGAAAAAACATTTAATGAAATAAATAGTATCTTTATGATAAAATTATTGGTTGATTTAGAGCCGTTTAAAAAAGACGAAATTTTAAGCGTTGGCAAGACTTACGACACCTATTTGGTCGACAAAGGCTTAGCGGTTTGGA